CCTGAATATAATTCGGCCTTAGTCTTACAACAAGCATGGAACGACTATGCCACCAATCCCGACAGATCGAAGGGTAAGGTAACAGTCATCGCCGAACCAGGCTGGAAAGCTAGAGTAGTAACCGTTAGCTCTGCCTGTATCGTAACATTGGGTAACCCAATCAACGATCTCCTGCTACGGGTCCTGACAGCTCTTGGACCATCACAAGCATCTCTAAAGAACAAGATGCCCGATAGCCTCGTCAAGAGGTTCGGAAAAGAAGGTATCTACAGTGAAGGACATCATTATCTCTACAGTGCTGATTTAAGAGCAGCTTCAGATCACATTCCAATCCCAATCGCCAAAGCAGCGTGGGAAGGAATCTCTAAAGCTCTGGGCTTAAGCACTGAAGAGCATGAGCTAGGACTGACAATTTTGGGACCGAGAACACTCATTTACCCTGATGGATCACAGATCGTGACCACCAACGGTATCCTCATGGGGCTTCCCCTCGTTTGGCCAATCCTTTCACTATTGAACATGTGGGCTGCAGAAAATGGACTTAGACTAAGAACCCAAGGCGCTTATAATGTCTGTGGAGACGACCTAATCGGATTGTGGACTAAAGAACAAATCCTCAATTACGAAAAGAACCTTAACAGTCTCAACCTAGTAATGAACCAACAAAAGACAATGGTTTCACAAATTCTAGGTGTATTCTGTGAAGAACACTTCACTATAGACAAAATGCGAATGTCAATTGGTAGTGAATCTATCACCCTATCAAGGGGGGTAATTCACTTCAAAAAACCAAGACTTGCATCATTACTCGCACCACAAAGCTCATCTCAGAAAGCAAAACAATTAACCGAAGTAGAATTGATTCGTTCCGTCACAGAAGAACAGTGGCACTTGCTTAGCAAGAATCAGAAGAAAGAAGTAAAGAACTTCATCTACCGACGATGGAAAACTACTATGGGCAAGTTAACTCATCTTGGAATTGACATTGGGGCTCCCACCATGTTAGGTGGTGCGGGACTTCCATTTGGAAACATTTCACAGGAAACACGACGACTTGCCTTAGAAGTTTTCGTCACGAAGCGAGCCGAAGCTAACCCCAGATTAATCACTCTTTGGCAAATCGCCGCCAACCCTGCTAATATGCAGCAAGCGGCGGCTGTAGCAATCCGTCTTGCTGAGGAAACTCTAAACTCCGCTCCTTCTGACAGGAGCAGGGGAGTTCCTTATTCCCATGCCAGTGAGCAAATCCTTGGATTATCTCTTGTTCGAGAGTCCTTAGATTTCCGACATGATAAACGTCCCACACGACTTTACACGTGTTTGAAACAAATAAGAGACCTTGCAAGAATCGAGAAGCAATCTGTTACCAAGCTTCCACAAATCCAAAAACTCAAACTCCCTACCGCCCCAACCATCCGAAGATGGGCGAGCGATAAGAGGGAGGTCGGGTATATTGAAAAGCGGTACCTTACGCAAACATTACTTGACCTTCAACTTACAGACGTCTCGTTGTCGAATGGAATTAGACTCGGCAGGAACACCGATCGTAACAAATCTAACTGCAATTCTGATGGACTCAAAAATCCTTGAATCAGAATTGCTGCAAATGGGTTTAACCCATT